ATGTATGACTTCCAGTTAGACTCACGTTTCTTCTTACCTTTAGAGTAGTTAAAGTATTGCTTACAACCTATGTAAGCTTTCTTTGTTTTAATATTAGTTATGCAATAAACAAAACCAAACTTAGTTAGGTCATGTTTTTTTTCATATAGCCAGTGCATTACCAGTTGGTTACCTCATCCACGTTAGGTTCCTTAACCACTTTAACCAAGTACGTAAGACCTCTTTTATAGTCAAAGGCACGTATTCCGTGGCCTTGATTAGAATCAGACCAACACTCTCGCTTATGATCACAGTAAACACAGCCAAAGGAAAGCTTAAGATTACCAGACTCGCCAGCAGGTACTGGCTGATAACACCTATCAGGTACGGTAGCGTTAGAAACCAAGTCTTTAACTTCTTTAACTCTATGTTCTGCATTATCCATCTCACTTTTAGCTACAGGGGTAAGACATATCTCACCACTTGATTTATCTATAACAAGAAAAGCTGCTTTGTCTACACCATTAGCTTGTGCATAAGCAGATATCTGTCCTATGTAACCAAATGGATCATCACTTATTATNTTATTNTTTTGAAACTTCTTAAAGCTAAATGCTGATGCGCTTTTACAATCAACTAGAACATCATCTATCATAGCATCTTGATGTCCTAGTACTCCGCCAACACTTACTTCTTTTTGTTGGTCAGTTACTTTATGTCCAGCTATAGATGCACATAGTAAAAGAAGTTCTTCTAAGATGTAGCCATATAGAAACTTAATACGTGTACTAGGTTCTATATCTTTTATTTTTTCTTTACTATTAATATCGTACCAGAGTTTACGATTTGACTTACCAATTTGTGATAGTCTTAGATTACCTTTTGTTCTAGGACTCTCATACATAAATGCTTTTATGTGGACTTTAAGCATCTCTCCAAAAGTATCTATGTGTTTATCAACTTCCTTTTCATCCATCTTAATAGGATCAAGAGTAAACAAACTATAAATATCTTCAACTAATGTTTCAATATTTTTCATGTTTTAAAAAATAGGGGTAGATACACACACATACCTACCCCCAAGTCTCCCTTAGTTTACATTAAGAGGCGAAAGGAATATCATCGTCCAAAGTATTAGCAACATATCCACCTTGAACAGGTGTAAGTGCATCACCACCAGTGAACTCAATAAGATCAACTACTTGAACTTTATTTAAGTAGCCTTTAACTCCACCACCATACTGTGTGTACGGCTTTGGAAAGTAACTTGCATTCACTGATGAACCATTACCAATACGCTTCTCGTTTGGAAAAGGTTTTAACTGTGAATCTGTAACAGGAATAGCACGTTGTGTACCGTTACGATCTTTAGCATACTGCTTTAGAGTAACGAAGTTACCACGCTCATCATCCTTATTCTTAATTGTAAGTCCGTCAGCTTCTGCAATCTTTAAGTTAGCATCATCAAGATTACAAATCTCTATTGAATACTCACCATCTGGATTGAACTTTGTGTTTGGAACCATAACATGCGCCCAATAAGCTTGACCTGAAATAACACCCATAATTTTTCTCCTTTAAGATAATAACATTAAGATTATAACAATTTGTTTTTAACGTTTTGCTTGTAACTGTTCTGAGGGCAATCTCCTATTTGTTGTATTCGTAATTATAACATACTTTGTAGAGATGTTCAACACATATTTTGAATTAATTTTGCATCTGCTACAGGTATATGAAAGAAAGGTTCTTTTAAATGTGACGCACCTGTCCTACTAGAGTTTTGAATTGTACCTACACTAGAGTTATGTACAGTAGTGTCCTTAATAAACCAAGCCTGAGTACAATCAGTATTGAAGATCACAAAATATAACTCATGGTCTGGAAACTCTTTCATCTTCTTATTGATTAGTCTTTGTTTTCTCTGTGGTATACGTACCTCTCTCCATGTATCAGGCCATTCAGTACCCCACTGATTCTTTATCTCAACTTCAAAAAAATAACCTTTATCTTTCTTAGCTGAGACATCAAAATAATAATCTTCTTTATCTATAATATCAGTAAAGTTTTCTGATGCGAGGTATGATACCATAGCCTTCTTAGCTCTAGCATCATTCTCTTTGTAAGATTGTTTATCAAATCTACGGTTGTTGTGTCTCACATTATTTCCTTTCTAATAAGATACTAAGTAGTGTTCGTAAGAACTACACTACTTATTATCTATTAACTTCTTAAAGTACTGTCCTACTTTTATCACTTGTTCTGGGGTAGCATTAGACATTATAGCATTAGCCAATGCAGAAACTATTTGAATATTACTTTTAACATATCCTTTGTTAGGAATAATTCTATCTAAAGAAGGAGAATCATAATTCATTGTGTCAAAGCCTCCAATAATAAATTCTATATCAAGAGCAGGACATTTGTTATCTATAGGCCATACATCTTTAATATCTTGTTCCGTAATATTAAATGGAAGATTATTTATTTTTGCTCTTCGTTTAGCACTACTTAATTTATATTTCAAAATATTTAATTCATATTCTTCTTTATGTTCTTGGTAATACTGCACCCTGTAGTCTTTAACTTTTTCTACATTATCTTCTCGCCATTGCTTTGAAAGTGCTATGTACTTTTCTGGATTTTTCCAGTATTGTTCTTTGCTAGGCATATCAATGTGTCTCCATCCATGTTGTTCCGATTTTATACTCACAATCAAGAGGACACCTAACTTTTAATGTAGCTTCTGTTTGTTTCATAGCATCCTTAGTGATCTTTCCAAACCTTTCACCGTCTTTCTTTATCACTTCAAACTGATACTCATCATGTACAGACGCAACTAACTTAGCATCAACACCTGACTTACGTATCATCTCATACATATGTACCAACCATTGCTTACATATGATAGCACCTGCACCCTGTAGTAAAGTATTTAGAGATGCATAGTCTGCTCTGATGTGTAGTAACCTACCATCTAAAGCTCTTAGTGTTCCTTTCTTGGAACCTTCTATTACATTGTCACGTAGTGTCTTAAGCTTTGGCATGTTAGATAAGAACTTTGTGATAAGTTGTTGACCTTCTCTAGCAGAGCCACCTACAACCTTACCTATCTTAGCAGGGCCAGCACCGTAGAGAAAAGCATATATAAAAGTCTTAGCTTGATCACGGTCTGTAAGACCAGCAGCTTTCATGTTAGCAGTATGTACATCACCATGTACAACTTCTTGTGTGAAGTTAGAATCATTCATATAGTGAGCAAGACATCGTAGCTCTAGTCCAGATGCATCAGTGCCAATCAGATCATGGGTATCAGGATTAGATACAGTCCATAGAGAACGACACTCCTTACCATAGGGGGAGTACACTGCTGGCACTTGAGCCATGTTGGGAGAGTTGTGTGCCATACGTCCAGTGATAGTACGTAGTGTCATAACTCTACCTCTAACCTTCTCGTCATCTTCTGACGCTTGTATCCAAGACTTAAGTAAACCAGTACGCTTCTGTAAAAGAAAGTATCTACTGAACATCTTNGCTTCAGGCATGTCAATAGTATCTAGTATCTCTTCAGAGACTATNACATTACCCTTGTCTGTTTTCTTTGTAGGTTTCCAACCACGTTCCATAAGACGTTCAGCTATCTGCTTACGACTAGCAATGTTGAAAGGAATATACTTGGTCTTAGTTTTAAGTTCAACNTTAGTTGGCTCAAACATTTCTTGTGCCTTGTCTTCTAGATCACGTTGCTCCTCTTCAAGCACACACAAGAAAGATATAGCACTACGTATATCAAAAGCAAAACCATTCTTTTCTTGTTGATCTATTATTAACCTGATCTTTCTCTCAAGCTCATAGCTATCTTGTGAAAAGTCTTTACCTTCTTTCTCTAGTTCTTGTGCTACTCTACGAGTAACCTTAACGTCTTGCTTGCAGTACTCAAGCATCTCCTCTGTGAATACTTCAAACTCTGTGTAGTCACCCTTTGGAAAGTTAAGTCTCTCACCCCATGCTTTGAGTGAATGTCCACCATCCCTTACAGGATTGTAAAGCTGAGACTCAATAAGAGTATCACGTATCTGTGTAGGTTTAATAGAAGAACCTGTAAGTCTATTAAGTATAGGAGCATCAAAGCTGATACCATTATGCATAATAAACTTGTCGATACGTGTAGACCACGTAGCAAAGTCTTTACACTGATTGCCTACCCATACCTTTTCTTTACCTGTATTATAGTCACATGCTACAATACAATGTATAAGGCTAGGGTTGAAACCATCAGTTTCAATGTCAACTACTGCTGTTACCATAATCAATCCTCAGTAAAAGGGTTATCAATCTGTGTCATTCTACCAGTTTCTTTATCATAATGCAAGCGACAAGCGACACCAGTATCACCTGTGTATCTATTCTTTAGGATACGAATGGTGGTGGTGTTAGATTCTATCTCATCTTCAGCTTGCTGATTACGTTCCAATCCAATGACGCTATCACTAAGGTGTGCTATACTAGCAGAACCTCTAAGGTGAGATAGGGATACTTCTCTACCGTCCTCATGTCCTCTATCACCTGATGGTCTACGTAAGTGACTTACAAGTAACAGTCCCACACCTGTCTCTTCAACAAGAGAACGTAGCTTGGTCATAAGAATATCAATAGACTTACGCTCATCCCCATTGTCTTCTTGACCTGATACCAAGATAGAAAGGTGATCAAGTATGATCCACTTACAGCCTAGTCCTTTAGCCATAAAACGTACACGGCTTAGTATCTCATCGTTAGAGATGGAACCAAAGTGATCAAACGCAAAGAACCTACCAGTACCAATGGTAGCTTTCTCCCACACTTTGAGTTGCTCAATAGAGTATTGATCTCTGATCTCCTTGATATATAACCTAGCGTTAGCTTCAACTGACATGATGTTGAACGCTGTGTTCTTGATGTTCTCTTCCATAGCAAGGACACCAATGTTATCCTTGGTGCTAGACATAATGTGATGCATAAGCTCACGAATGATACTGGACTTACCCATACCAGCACCACTAGTAAACGTGACTAGCTCACCAGTACGCATACCATATGTCTTCTCATTCATCTGAGGCCAAGGATACTGCACAGTCTCACAGTAATTCTCTTTGTATAGATCATCTCCTAACTCAGAAAGATTTACAATACCTGCTGGTGTAAAAGGACTTGCGTTCCACCAATCCTTTGAGAACTTCTCACGTTGATTGGTCTTGAGATACTCATTAGCATCTTTGAGTTCCATGTCCATGATCAAGCACTTGTTAGGTTCAAACAAACCAGCAACTTTTAGTCCAGCTTCTTTACCTACCTTGTCATTATCAAAGCACAAAACAATACGCTCAAACTTATTAAGGTATTCAAAGGCTTGACTACAGTTCTCATACGCACTTGCAGCACCGTTCTTAATAGATACTACAGGCCACTTGGAACCTAGCATCTCGTAAGCAGACATAGCATCTATCTCACCCTCACATACTGTGATGTACTTGCCAGCCTGACCAAAGATATTCTGACCAAACAAACCAGCACTAGATAGATTACCTTCAGACCAGAACTTCTTGTTCTGTACCTCTCTGACCTTGTTGGCAATATGATTACCTCCTTGATCAAAGTATTTATATATGTGATGTATGTTTATAGAGCCAGCCTTAATAACCTCAGTGTTGTACTTCATAGCAGTTGTCTTGGATATCTTACGTTCAGCTATAGCATCAGATATACCAGTTGTTTTAAGTGGTGACGTTGCACGATTAGTCATCGGAAGTACTTGTGATGTCTGCATATTTCTTTCTCCGTGTGTGTATGTTTCGCAACTAAAACAAAACGAGTGACCATCATCAGGATACGTTGCGTAAGCATCGCTTGAGTCACAGTGAGGGTGGGGACATGGCCCCATAATAGGTCTAGCTTCCATTTGAATCTCCTATATAATTAAAAACTCTAGAGAGTACGTAAGTACTACCTCTCTAGAGTTTTAATTAATCTTTCTTATACTATAGTTAACATCAGGGGAGTATCCCATTGCTCTTGTTAGGGAGTTTCTAAATCGTAGTTCTTCTTGTGCTGTATCTTTAGTTGGAAATGTTTCCACGACAATAGAACCTACATCTTTCTCAAGAACAAGTTGCCATTTATTTTTACTCATCTTGATTATTCCATAATGTTTTTACAAAGTTTTCTTGATCTGACATGACATCATCTACCTCACGTTTAGCCATGATACCAGCTTCACTACGATCATACCCTTCATTTAAATATTCTCTAAGATACTTCTTAAAGATACGTCTACGATCTCGTTCCCATAAATTTTTAGTCATCTTTTTCTATCCATTTAGTTTTGTTAGGTAAACCTTTTTCTTTTCTTAACTTAGCTATCGTATCATCTTTTTCTTTTAGCTGTATCTTTAATATCATTATGTGTTTGTCTCTTGTTTCAAGATCACTACGTAATTTATTCTCTACTTCTAAATGATTTCGTACCATAGCTTACTCCTTTTATTTACTTTTGTCAATGTAAAAGATATGTGACCCTACTCTACCTAACTTAATAAAGCTAGGACTACGTGACCAATGGGGTGACACCTTCCAAGTGTGGTAGTGTGTAGCTCCTATTGTTTGCTCTAACATAAC